CTTAGAGATGGGTATGTTTGTAAAACTTCTCCATCTCCGGCATGTCAACCCAACCTTGAATACTCTTAATAGACTGAATCTTTCTTTCAATTGAGACAATATCATGAACAGTTATCATGTACATGTCTTCGAGATATTTTCGATAAGCGTCAGCATCATCTCTACCCTGATGCCACACCCTATCAGGGTCAGCATACTCTCGGGTATTAGACAACTTACCGGGCTTGCCAATCTGGATCATCTTATCGGCTAGTACACTGAAGATAGGCAAACCATCTGCCCAAGCCTTCAAGCACATGCCTTTGGCAAAGCACAACTCTCTCCTATGTGACTCCTCGCCATTTGGTGGGAGCCGAGTAGTCCACGCTAGTGATTGCACAACTCTAGCGGGGATTCGGGTCATGCGCAACTTACCCTCATTGGTGCGGAAAAATTCATTGGATAAGAAATCCAAGTCCGTTATATCACCAAAGTTGACTTTCTTACAGATCTGCCCTAGCCCATGCTCATGGAAGTCTTTTCGATCAGTAAAGACTACAGGGATTGCTAACTTGAGGGTTCCAAAATGGTATCTTGACAAACAGAACAACACATCATCACCCTTGACCTTCAAGCCATATCTATGTCTTGGGATCTTGGCGACTTCCTCAAATGTGAACTGCCAGTACCAAATCATCAGCATGGTGTTTCCAAATGTGGTCCAACCATCACCGGAAGCACGCCCAACTGCCTGGTACCGTAAATCTCCATTATCCATAGAGACATCTAACAACAAACTTTTATCGAGACAGTCCTTCATCTCTACTAATCCCAACCTTTCATCCAGAACAACATTGGGATGTTCTGCTGATTTCATGATCAGTTCATGAATAAGTTGGTTCATTTCTGGATACTGAGTCATATCAAATCCAGAACCGTCAGATGCGCCCCAATATGGCTCATCTATCTTAGCATCGATCTTATCCAACCCTTCACATATCTGCAGCCAGTTAGCACGACCGCAGTATGCTTTCATGTTCTCAGAGGCAATTCTTTCGAGAACATTGATTAATGCATTCAGCGCCATCTTCTTCTCATTGCACGGCCCACAAATTTGACGTTCCTTAGCATCATTGAGCTCTGTCTCTTTATACTCATGAGGAACGTCTGAATGTTGGAGTTCTACCTTGGTAAATGCTGAATACTTCTTACAGATACATTTGCCAAAGCTTTTATGATTTCGATCTATTGCCTCGAGCAGTCTCTTTCGATATGCCTCAGGGAATTTCAATAACCATAGATCTATATCAACCTTGATTTCTGATTCACCATTCAGATACTCAAGGAACTCCGGGATATATTTGGCTCTGACCACCTTAGCGAATTTCGCATACAATTTCGGGTCAAATGAAACTTTGTTGGAACAAGCTCTCAATGAAGAGGCGAGTGCCACTCTAGGACAATGATGTTTCACAGTGGGGGAATACCACTGGCCAGTTTTGAACAAAGGAAATATTTGATGCGCGGCCACCTTTGGCTCGTGATCATGGCAACAGGGAACATTCTTCCAGTCCCCTCCATACTCGCCCTTACCTTGCAGTTTGGGATCTACCCTGCCTTTCATAGCCTCAGGGTCACAGCGTTCGGGAATGGTCACGCAGGACGAGTTGAGGGTGGCAAAGGTTGTTCCAACCTGGGGCGAGAAGGGAGTTACCCCTCCTCCATTAGTGGTTTATTTCTTAACTGGAGATGTGGCCGCTCCGCCAATGAACTTTTCGAAGCGATCCTCTTCAATTATTCTTAAAAGTCTTGCGATCATAAATGCGTCGCCATCTTCAGTTATTTTAAGCGTCAGTTCGGTCAGTTTCTCGGCTTCTTGTTTTTGCTTATTGGCGTTCGTATTGAGAATAGAAACACTATTCTTCTTTACACCAATGGCAACAAAAGCCCTGAGAACATCCTGCAAACTAGCTGATGCTGAACACGTCCTGTCAACACTCTGGATCATTCCTCCCCAAGTCTTAATATACTTGAGAACGATCATGTGCAATTCTCCGTTGACAAGACGTACACTAATGTCATGTGCTCGATTTCTTCCGAACAGTTGCCTCTTCATCCACAGCACCAAGTTCTGCTGCGATAGAAGGGACTCCTTACGAGAAGCAATGTCCAAACTGACATCGCCCTTATGCTGTTCGAGTTCAACTCTTTTCTTAGCAAAGTGATTCATTATATCTTGAGTTTCCAACTTTGGATGCAGTATAGCCATTTTCTCATCTAAATCTGCCATCCATAAAGTTTTATCCTTTGCTGTGAACTTATCGGGCATATGTTCCACCACGTCGGATAAGTAGCACGAACCGAATTGAATGTTCCGTCTACTTTCTAATTCCTTTAATGTCCACCTACTTTTCAATGTAACGGTTTGTCGAATCAGTTCAAAAGGAACTTCACCGTTAATAATCTGCTCTTTCCGCTCATACAGCACAACATATTGAGTGTTGTCATCTGCCTCATACTCAGTGAGGGTAAACTCATCTATACCCAAATTAGGTATAGGGTGCATGTATGGCATGGGATTTCCTTCTACATCGGCTGACACGTGAAATGCTGAATTAGCATCCATTGTTATCGTGTGCTTACTCTCCGGTAGACCTGTTCTAGGGTTTGTCACTCCGTATAGTGTAACAGAAAAATCCTCAGGTTTCATCTTTCCTAACCTAATTTTCATAATCTGTCTGAAAACATTAGTTTCAGGATTCTTTATCTGTTTCTTGAGCCAAGCAGCATAATTGTTCACCACTATATAAGCATCGGAATGAAATTTGACCTTATGAGCATCCACAAGCGATTTGGTTATACCCTCAGCCACTCCATCATAATAGTAAGTTTCAACACTCACATAATGATCGAAATTGCGGTGGCAATTTGTGCATCCACGATGGGGCGCAGGCACACGAGGGTCTGGCTGAAAATGGTTCACATCCATAGAGCAATGGCACATATTCTCATCTACTCGTAATCGGTTGGGGTGAGGTTGCGTGTCCTCTATCAGATTATACTGTCTGACCTTTTCCGCTATTTTTAACCGATTGTCATTGACTCGGTAGTCATCCCTAACTCCTAAATTCGGACACATCATAGTTGTTCGCTTAACCCAAGATTGGGGGCGTCCATCAACTATCTCAGTGCGAGAGAAGTTTCTTAACGGGCTGGCTCCTACGTCTAGGACTGTTCCTAACTGGGCATACTTATACATGATGAGGTCATGAAATAAGCCACGAGTAATATTCCCTAAAGCATGTGGATGATATGAGTATCCTCCGGCACCACCAATGCTGAATCGGGATGGGTCTGATCCTTTCTTAAGATGATAAAAGTAGCGGTCGAGAGCGGCTTCGGCATCTTTTGAGAGCTCTTTATCACTCTTGAAGCTTGCGACAGTTCCTCCGACAACCGTAAGATGCGGTTGCGCATGATTGCGGACTTGGACTCGAGGAGCTGCTTGACCTGCTGCTTGGATCTGTGCTTGCTGATTTGCTTGTGGGTGTTGTAAAGCTTGGCCTTGATTGCCTGCATTTCGCGCGCGATACACACCGGGGTTTTGGTTTCCATTATTCATAAAGGTTGTTGTTGTTAGATTGTTTGTTTGTCAAACAAGTGTTTGTTTTAAAGATTTG